ATTTAGTTAAAAGTGTGACAAATATGTCACGGCGGATTCGAGTAAACGTGGGATACTTTTGACAGCTCTGACTTCTTTAGTTGTTTCTGCACCCTTTTCTTGGCCATTGACAACTTTAGATTCGAAACTAGGTCTGTGAAGTTTAATCCTTCCATATGATCCATTTCATGTTGAAAAATACGTGCTTCCAGACCAGCAAGTTTATACTCATCCTTTACACCATTTTGATCTTCCCATGTTGCCTTAATCCATACGGGACGTTTAATCTTCAACCACAAGCCTGGGTATGATAAACAACCCTCATCCATAACAATTTCTTCAGTTGCATACTCAATAATATGAGGATTAAAACAAGCGATAATTTTCTTCTCTTTAATATCAGAATACATGACAAAAACACGTTCTAATAACCCTACTTGATTTGCAGCTAAACCAACACCATTTTCAAGTCTCATAGTATCTATTAGGTTTTCTGCTACATCTTGTCGATTTATATCTTCTGAAACACCATCAAGTTTCATTTTAAGAAATGGATGCCCTGTTTCTATCATTAAATATATTGACATTATGTTCTCCCGTGAAAAGTTGTTTCGACTTCATTGTTATAAAAAAGATACCATGCACAGTTATCTTTGCCTGTCATATTTCCAAACCACTTGATTCGACCTATACTAACAATCTTAGCACATTTATTCATATATGGTGCTGACTGTTTAGTGTGAGCCCAATCTGCATCAAACAATAACCATGTAGGACGCATTTTTGTAAAGTGTTCAATCATAGGGTGAAGCAACGACCTGTCCCAAGGTGGATTTGTGATAATATATTGAGATTCAAGAACTTCGTTCTCACCCAATTCAGTATAGTCATTTTGATGTATTCCTTCAAGTTGTGGTTCAATATCACTTGCCCACATGCAAGTTCCACCAAAATATTCTAGATGGCGACATAGTTGGCCATCTCCAGCACAAGGTTCAGCAAATGTAAATCCTTGTGATAAGTGTCGTATAAGAGGCTCTACTGCCGCAAATGGCGTTGGATAGAAGTCTCTTGGTTTTCTTTCAAAGTCAGATCGTTTGCCCATTATTCTACCACATGACTAAAGTTTTTAATTTTATCAAACTTTATAGTACTTCTAAATTTATCTGCAAGAGCATCTTGTTTATGACTAATTACAAACACATTTTCTTCTCCTAAAGTGTTAAGAATCTTTAGAAACTCATCTGTACCTGTACTATCTAGTGAGCTATCAAATATCTCATCCAGTATTAGTATATTAGTATTTGCAGAGTTTTTCATCTTTGCAACAGCACGCCAAGTAAATAACAAAGCTAAATCAATACGCATCTTTTCACCTTCACTAAATGAAGAATAAGAAAAATCGTCACGGTGGCGTGACTTAATTGTTTCCTCAAAACTTTCATCTAAAGTAAAGTTAACGTAGAACTCCATAGAAGTTAGATACGTATTGATTAGCTTATTCATAATAGGTAGATATTGTTTTATTATCTTTGTCTTAATACCTGTATCTTGAAGCATATTCTTTGCAGTTTCAGAATATGTTTTATCTTCAATCAATTTAGATTTTTGTTCTCTAAGATTTATGAGTGAAGATTTTAACTCTCCAAGTTTTTCATAATCATTTTTGTTAACATCAGCGTGTTGTAGTTGATCTATTTCAGCTTGTAAAGTACTGTTGAACTTTTCTAGTTGCAGAATAGATTCATTGTCTTTTGCAATTTGAACTTCATGCTCTCTGATACCATCAGCAATATTAACAATTTCTTTTTGACGTTCTTTATATTTTTCTAATTCATCCTTTAACTCTGATAAACCTTTAGATATTTTATCTGTCTCTTTTACTTTTGTTTTAATAATATCAGTTTTAAATAATTCACTGATATGTTGCTGACAAGTAGGACAATCTTCATTTGTTTCAAAGAAGTTTATTGTTGAAGAATGAGCTCTATGTTTTTCATTAAGAGTAGACTTTATACTCTGTAACTTTTGATACTTAGATTTTATAGAATCAGAATCACTAATTTGTTTTAGTAATGCGATATTAGTATTCTCAAATTCACTTATCTTATTTTGTCTTTTATGTATCTCTTCTTGATTTGAAGCAAATAGAATTGTCTTTTCTTTGAGTGATTTATTTTTATTCTTTTTCATCTCATCAATGTAATTGTCTTGTAAATCAATTTTTTCTTCTGTAAGACTAGACTTATATTCTACATCACGAATTTCTTCAGCATTGTTTTTTAGCTTCTGTTTTAGTAACATATTCATAAGAGAGAATATTTGTATATCAAGTATCTCTTCAACCACTTCACGGCGATGCTTAGACTTCAACTGCATGAATGGTATAAAAGTAGAACTACCAAGAATAACAACCTGAGTAAAACTACGATAGTTTAACTTTAGTATTTGTTGCTCAAGATATTTTTGATAGTCTCTAGAATTTGCGTCTTGATTATACATCTTACCATTAACATATATCTCAAATACATTTGGTTTGATTCCACGCACCACTTTTATTTTCTTTGAGCCTATCTCAAATTCAACCTCAACCATAGCTCCACTCATATTAACAGAATTAACTAGTTGAGCTTTATTGATTCCACGAAATGGTTTACCAAATAAACCAAAGCATAATGCATCAAGAACAGTAGATTTTCCTGCTCCATTTTCACCTATGATAAGTGTTGTTGAATTTCGGTCTAGTTGAATTTCGGTAAAGTTATTACCTGTCGAAAGAAAGTTCTTCCAACGCACATATTTAAAAATTATCAAAGTTCTAAGTCCTGAGCCTCGTTATATAAACTTTTCATAGTAGTTTTGAGTCTGTCTTTACTAAGAGTAATATCAAGCTCATCAATATACTTATCAAGTAGTGTTAGTGTGTCTTCCGTATTTTCAACAATATCATCTGATACATTACTTGCATCAAGTTCACTAAAGTCTTCAATTATTTTTACATCATGACAATCTGCTCTCAAAAGCTTGTCTGTAAATTTATCAAATCCATATAAATCTTTTTTGTTTACAACAATAACTTTTACATAATGATCTTTGTATTTGGTAACATCATATTTGCTATAATCATTTTGAGAATCATCATAGTAAATCTTTTTAAATAATGTAAAAGGATTCACGATACGTTCTAATTCTCTAGTTGCAGTATCAAAGATATGAAATCCTTTCTGATCATCACAATCATTCCAATAAATTTCATAAGGTGTTCCTAGATAGTATATCTGACCATCATCATTTTTGTGGTGAAAGTGGCCACTGAACACAGTTTCAAATCTTTTAAAGCTCTCTTTATCCCAACCATCATCAGAAACCATACCTTGACTATTCATTGGAAAACCAGCAATTTCTAAGTGACCCATAAGAATATTAGCTTTAGCAGTATTTAATTCTTTTATAGATTCATCATAGTTGTTTGCATTTATCCAAGGCATTAAAAGTATAGGTGTACCATCAAATTCTACAACTTTAGGTGTAGTATATATTTTACCATACCCAGCAAGTTCTTCCATAGAATTTACTTCACTAGTATTTTTATAATACGTATCGTGATTACCAACAGTAATATGTAAATCTATATTAAGTTCTCTAAAACGATCTATAAATCCTTGTCTAAAGTCTGTAGCTGTTTTATATGAAACATACTTACGACGATCCATAACATCACCCATATGAATACAGGTAGTTATTCCTCTTTCTACTAATGTAGGAAAGAATACTTCTTCATAGAATTTAAAGAAAAAATCACTAAAGTTTTGATTGTCATTGCGAGCACCAAAATGCGTATCAGTTATAATCGCAATTTTCAATCGTGGCCTCTTTCAGCTACCATATCAATTTCGTCTTCCATAAAATTTTCTAGTCCTTTTTTGGCAGCTGGTATTTTTTTCTTTGGTTTATAAACATCTTCATCTGGAAGCATTACTGTAGGATCAAAACCAACAACAGAATACCCAGTATCATCGCCAGGCATTGTAGTCCAAGATTCATAACTTGCAGTCTCTATCAATTTATTTCTGACATGAGTTTGTTTCTTTTCTTTTGCAATCCTTCTAAGAAAAGCATAGTATATAATTTGTGTGAAATACGCAAAAGGATTCTTAGATTTCTCTGGATTAAAGTTTTGGGCATATTGTAAACAATTCTCAATACCATCAGATACCATTTCTTCTCTATATGTATAATTTATAAAGTTAGGTCTGTATGCTAGATGAGTTGCAATTTTTAAAAAACACTCTCCAATATAATTTGTAACTGGTGGTTTTGGTGTTTCTTTTTTATCATCAGTCCACTTTTCTCGCCAATCAATCATTGCTTGCAGAAACACTTTATTATCTACGTAATGAGGCTTTGTTTTCTTTTCAGCCATTAGATTTAAATCTCCTTATGAGTATCATTATCCTTAATATAGACTACTGAAACACTTTTGTCAAGGAACTTAAAATATTATCTTTATTTAAAAAGGGAATTGACAATACCTATAAACCTGTATATACTCAACTATGTTGAGGGGTTAATGAATAAGTTTATTATCTAACTCTAGTTCTGCTAATAGTTCATCATATATTTCTTCATCAGTATATTCTTCTTCAAATGATTTTGATTCAGAATTATGTTCATCTTCTAACCAAGCTTCCATTTTTCCTATGAAGTATTCATAATATCTAGATAGTCCTATCGATGCAGATGCCATTGTGATTATTGTAGATTTTCTAATATTAAAATATTTTTGTTCTGTGTATGGTTCAATCCAACGACTTAAATTTAAAGAGTCATTATCGCCTCTACGTATATCTGTTCTTTGAGAAACAATAGTCATAAGTAAAGGATTTTGTATTTCTATATCTTTATTATTATCAGCTGTTAAAGATGCAATAATAGTTTCACCGTTAGTTAATTTAATAACTTTATATGAAATATCATTTCTTTTAGAACTGTGCATATTAAACTCCTACACCTTTCATAAATGTTATTATAGAAGGCCCAAATATTGAAACTCCCCATATTAATAAACCAAGTGTAATTATAGATGCAAACATCCATTTATTAGATGTTTGAGTTGTTGCCATTTTTAAAGCTAACATTTCATTACCCAACACTCTAATACTTACTTCAAAATCTTCTGGTTTTTCATCACTCATAATTTTACCTTACTTATATCATAATCGAATTGTTCTTCATTATAGATATTTAGTCGTTCTGTAAAGTGATTCAAAGTAAAGTTTCTTCTTTCGTTATAGCTTATATCATCTGCAATATCATAAACTAAAATAGAATCTTTAGTTGATGATGTACGCAATCCTCTACCAATGGACTGCAAGACTCGTATTTTTGATTTAGACGGACTTGCGAGCACGATGTTGTTAATATTGCGAATATTAATACCAGTACTAAAAGTCCCATAACTCGCAATTGTTGTTGACCTAGCATGGCCTTCAACCAATCCACGTATTTTTTCCCTCTGGTCTGTATCAGTTCCACCATAAACAAAATAAACATTTTCTTTATCCTTCATTCCATTATATAAAATTTTACCATGTTTTTCTACTAATTGGAACAAGCATAAAGTGTTACCATTAATAGTGTTACACAAATCCAGAATAAAATTATTCCTAGATTCTTTTGACACAAGATAATCCATTTCTTCAGCATAAGTCATTTTCTCCTTTATTTTATTATGTTTAAGTATTACACATTTAATTTTTAATTTTGCAAGAGTATTTTTGTCAATAAGCTGTTTAGTTGTAACTACTTTTTCAACTGCACCAAATAGTCCCTCTAATACTAATTGGTGCGTCTGTGTACCGTCTAGCGTCCCTGTAAGACCGAATCTATACTTACATTGGTTTAACTTAGTCATAATACCAGTAAGTGATTTTGCTTTAAACATATGAGCTTCATCACCGATTACACACCCAAATTGATCAAAATACTTTCTTGGCATTTTATAGATAGATTGCCATGTTGATATTACAACATCTTTTTCAATCTTTGTTGTGTATCCTTGATATATCTTTTGACAATGTTTATCAGAGTCCCAACCATAATCTTTAAAGTCTGTGTACATCTGTTCTACCAATGAAGTGGTAGGAACAAGTATAAGAGTTTTTAAACCCTTCATCTGATAATAACGAACCAGAGAATATATTATTAACGACTTACCACTAGCAGTAGGAGAAACAAGAAGAGCACGATTTCT